TAATCCGCCCATCATATGAATTAAACCAAAACCATAAAAACCCAATCCTGGAAGAAACTTATAATGAGTAAAATATTCAATCTTTTTACGCATAGGATCGTTTTGATCGTAATTAGGTCTAATCGCTAGTACTTTATTATTATCTTTACAGATCGTAACGATATAAGGTAACGCTAATCCTGTTTCTTCACCGTTAGCATCTACGTCTTCGAAACCTTCAAGGTCTAAATTCACGTGCATTTCTAATAATGTAAATTCTTCGTCGCTAATAGTTCTAGTTAAGCCTTGAAGTTCGTCAATTTTATCATCTACTTCAGTTAAATCAGGATTACTGGTTGGAGACATCTTATCGGTGTCTTTATAGAACCCAGAAATTTGTAATTTACGTAATTCGTTCTCATTCATGTGAATTACGTGGGTAATTCTTGGTGCAGTAAGTAAATCTACTGCGTAATAAGGCACAACAAGGTGTTCTGACTTAACAAAACGTGCAACAGCACGTCCTAACGCAGGATCGTAGTAAACTTTTTTGAAAGCGGAGCCAGAAAGCGGTAAATAAAAGAGTAATTGATCCATTTCTGGGTCATATTCTTCCATTTTGTACGTAATTTGATAATTCATAAAGTTTTTTACGCGATTTGCCTTTTCCATCTTAGCATTATCGGTAATTCCTAAAACTTCTGTATCTACAGGTCCACCTGCGGGCAACATTTCTTTATAAGCTTGTGCTTGGAACTGTGTTACTGCTTCAGCAAGGATCGGATGATGAACTCCTGAAGCTCCAACGAAAGGTTGTGACCTAGAATCTGAATTTACACCTAATAATTCTAAACCTTCACTATAAGTTTGAAACCAGTCGTCTCTAGATTCTAAATCTTCTTCGTAAGATGAAACTAATTCTGCAGCAATAGTGTTTAACTCACGTTCGTCTAAAACCTCTGCTAAGTTTTCACCAAACTTAGACGGTGTTTCTTCTTCCATATCACTGCCACGTACAATAGAACCGTCAGGCTGAACGAAAAGCTCAGTTTCTTCATCGGGTTGCTGTACTAATTCTAGTTCGATTGGGTCTTCAGAACCAGAACGCATAGGAATTGGTTGTTTTTCAATAGCCATGGTAATACATCATAGTATGATTTTCCTCAATAATAAACCCTTTCGCCTTGATAAGGTTGTTCCTCTTCAAAATAATCACTCGAAAGTGTTAAAAACCCGCCTTCCCTGAACCTAGCTAACGCTAAAGTTGTTGCATCTACTAAGTCATCGTTCTCACCGTTCGGGAAATCAGAAACTTCATCCATAAGTTCTTCACCCCACCTGTTATCTGGAATCCAAACACGTCCATCTTGGAAAATAGGAGAGACAGAATTTAGCCTAGCTATTTTATCTTGCCCTTTTCCAGGAGAAAAAGTATTTACAGGAATACCGACTCTACGTAATTCTTGTACCAGTGGTAAACCACTAGCTTTTGCTTCAATAATAATTGTATCAGGTTGCCAATACTCATACAAACGTAACGCTTCAGCTTTTAATTCAGGAAAATCGTAACGTTCTTTTATACAATCAATTAAAATTAAATGAGCTTCATCCCCATGGTAATGTTCTTCGCCTATTTTACCTTCAGGATAAAACACACCCCATGTGGTTATAGCGGTATAGTCAGCTCTTTCTGATTTTAAAAACGCTGTATCAAAACTTTGTATCAAATAATCGCATTTAGGTGGTTTTTCTGCGTCCCAGATCATAAACCATTCTTTCGGTATAATCGAAATACCCTCACCCGTGGGTCTTTGCATATATTGAGCCGCCCATTTTCCTGGACTAACCGAAGCTTTAATACTTTCTAATTCTTCTAATTTCCAAAAATTTTCCCATAAGGGTTTACCGCTTGGTAATATTGCAGGAAATTCAATTACTTCCCATTGGTCTGCTCCAGGATCTTGTGCCATTTTCTTAATTAATCGTCCTGTAAGGTCTTTTTTATTCCAACGGGTCATCACAATAACGATTGCACCTCCAGGTTGTAACCTTTGTCGTGGACCTGCCATAAACCATTCGTAAGCTTCTTCCATGGCTTTATCGGACATAGCGTCTTGTTCGGAATGTGGATCGTCAATAATAAACAAATCCGCACCCCTTCCTGCTAATGCACCACCAATACCTGCCGCGTAATACTCTCCGCCTTTATTCGTTAACCATTTACCTGCAGAACGACTATCCGCTTTTAGTTCGGTTTCAGGAAATAATGCTCCATACTCTTCTCCGTCAATTAAATCCCTAACTTTACGTCCGAAGTTAACCGCAAGGTCAGCGGTATGGGTTGCTTCTATAATTTTTAATTTAGGATTTTTACCTAACAGGTACGCAGGAAACAAATGTGATGCAAACTCAGACTTTGTATGTCTAGGCGGCATATTAATAATTAAACGTTTAAGTTTACCTGTAGCAATATCATCAAAAGCTTTTGCCATTTTAACGTGATGATCACCGTTAATAAACTCAGCCCATATAGATTTAACAAAAGCCATAAAGGTACTTGTGGATTTTTCTTGGAATTCACGTTTTTCTAATTCTTCTAAAAGAATCGTAAATTCTTTAGCTTCTGCTTTAGATAAATGGGAAACATCTATTTCCCGTAAAGCTGCTAACTTATCTGCGTTAGAGGTCATTTATTAAAATTTAGATACGCTCGTATAAAATCATCAAGTTCATTAACAGGTATTTCTCCTGTAATGTTTAAAGCTTCAGGGTTTAAAGCTAAAACCGTTTCTCCTTCTCCTTTAAAATTTCTAGGTGGAAACAATATCGAATCGTAATCTTTTTTAATTAATTCATTAGCTATATCTTCAGAAAATTGTGCAGGTGTTTTATTTACACTTCCTTTGCCTCCATGCAACATCGTGTCTAGTTGATATTGCATTCGTTTAAGAGGCATATTTTTACCTGTGTCTCTGCTTGGTCTAGCTATATACTGCAACATATCACCTAACGAACCTCTAACATCTGATGGCATATTTTCTATATCTAAAGTTCTATTAAAATTAGGATTGATTCTATACGCAGAACCTTTTTCAGAAAATGATTTAAGTCTAGGATCGGCAGGATTTATAACAGAATAAATACCACCTGAAGAAGGATAACGTTGTCCTGTTTTAAGATAGTTTAATTCTTTAGGTAATTTTAAAGTTCCAATACCTTTGTCAATACCCGTTACAGGGCTACCGTGAAAAATATTTATTGTACTTAGTTCTGCGGCTTTTCGTTCTCCTGGATCTTTAATATTACTAATAGCTTTATCACGTTTATTTGTTAGCGTTTTAATTTTGCGTTCTATTTTATTTGCAGCATCGATAGCAAACTGTCCGTCGCCACCGTCTGCATTACGCATCTCTCTTCTGTGATCAAATCTAAGTTTTTTAATATCGTCGTTGTATTTAGCGATAAGCGGACTTATCATTTCTAATAAACCCATTCCTGCTAGTTTCGCTCCACCACCTGCTGGACCGAGGTAATCTAAATACGATAAAGCTTCACCGAATTTATCACCACGACGTTCAGCTAGTGCGGTTGAGATTCCAGGAATAAATTCAGATATACCACGAAGGGCTTTTTTCAACGGATCACCGCCTGAAACTTGTTGGGCTATCGGATCGCCTTGAATATAATCAAGGTATCTATCCATAAGTCCTGAATCACCGAAACGGTTTTCTATAGGTGCTGCGATGGATTCAGGGGTAGCCATTATTTAGTAGGTATTTTTAATAACTCTCTTAGGTGTGCTTTTGTTTCTTCATCAAGGTTATCATAAATCATCCCCGCAGTCGCGTATGCCCCTACCCCCGCTGTTGCACCTCCAAAAATATTCATTGCTGTATCTGAAATACCTAATTGTTTATAAACAGGGTCAGCAACAGGTTGAGGAGAAGGATAAGTTGGTCCACGTCCACCTCGTGCTACCACATCAGCTTGTTTTAATCTTAATCTTTCGATCTCTGCTTTAGATAGTCGTGGTGATCCTGCACTTACCTTTCTTCCTATGTCTGTTAAAGGCGGAATAAAATTACGACCTGTTCTTTTTATCTCGTTAGGGTTTAACATGAATCTTTGACGCCCAACATTGATTGCACTTCTAGCTGCATTTTTAGGCAGCATTGCCATAGTCATTAAGAAATCATCTTGAGCTTGTTGGTTAGCTATCATTTCACGTAATGGATCTAAAGTGGGTTCGGTATCTGACGCATTTTCTAACATAGAATAATAAACGTCAGGCATTTCTTCGTCTGATAAAAGCAATTCGGTTATACGATCAAGATCTGCCATATTTTAGTTCATTAATTCTTTAAGCAATCTAGCAGCTTCAGCGTCTATGTTTTTATAAGGACCGCTGGGGCTCAATGGATCTATCCCTATTTCATCCACTATCTTAACTCTTTTTTGAAAAGGCATAAGCATTTCTTTTATAGGATTACTCATGTAATAATTCCTCTCGAATCCACCATATGGATTAAAAGTTTTTATCTCATCTACAGTAGGAGTATAAGTTCTTACATCTATCGGATGCTTATACCTTCTTCTTACTTGGCTTTCTAATGTGTTTTTTATCCTTTCTGGGCTGTGGGTTGAAGGTCTTCCTGCGTGAAATAAACCGTCTTCTAATTTTCCAGTTTTAGGGTTTATAAATTTACGTACTAGTTTTTTAAAATCAGCCATTTCTACACGGGGTATAAATCTCTGTATTGCGGATTTACTTATGTTTTTAGGACCCATCGCCATCATCATCAAGAAATCGTCTTGAGCTTGTTGATTAGCTATTAATGCTTCTAATGAATTTGGATCTAAAGTGGGTTCGGTATCGGGAATCATTCGACCCATTAAAGAATCAGGTACGTCAGCACCAAAATCTTCTGATAAAAGCAATTCGGTTATGCGGTCAAGATCTGCCATCATCGAAGTATAAGCTAATTAATAACAAAATGTAAAATGTTATATTTTAGGTATAAGTAAAGTAGTTAGGGTGAGGGGTGGGATCCTTGGTTCGCGGTAGCTTTTTTCTTAGCCCGTCGCTGCCTAGCTTTAAAATTTAGACTATCTTTCGTATTCCGTATTTCATCTTCCATGTCTTGCCAAAAGGCATCCCTGAACAACTGTTCGTGGTCCGCGGATAGTTTGGTATGAATAATTAGATCTTTATCTTTAGGAATCCAATCTTCCCAAAACTGTTTACGTTGATCTGACCATTGCCATTTGATCTCGCCTAGTTCAGGTTTAGCGTGAATGTAATACCCGAAGATTAGCGGTTCTTTGAACTTTGGTACTGTTTTTGGCATCTTTCTTTCCGAATATTTTTTCCCAGTTATCTTGGTATTGATTACCTTTTTCTGGTCTACGTTTACTCCCCTTGCTCATCGTATTCCCTATAATACTCTACAATCGCTAAAATGTTCTTTGTGTAGCGTGTGATCTCTGCCATATTCATCGAAAGGTTTTCGTATTGTTGTGTGGTCAACGCATAGTATGCAACCGCAGGAGCTTTACCGTCTTTAACAAGTTGTAGGTATTCTTCCATGATTTCTGGAGTTAACACTTCAAATGTTACCTCGGTCGCTTGGATTTCCATAGGTAACGGTGGGTGATACATAGGAGCAGGTAATGCGATCGTATTAACGTCTACAGGTTTTACAGTAGGAAAGAGCGAACAACCACTGACCGCGATTAATGCACCGAGACTAATTAGTAGCTTCTTTTTCATCTTTTACTGTTGTTAATGTTACAAGGTTATCTATTACTCGTTTAGTGCCACGGTTAACCATCTTCTCAACAAGTTTAGGTTTGTTTAGTGCAAGGTTATCCAGATCGTGCTTAGCAAATGTATT